GATTAAATCTTCTTCTTTTTTAGGGTCACCGTCTTTTTTTAGCGTTTTGCCATATTTAACAAAGGCTTCATTCGCTAAATTAGTTTCTACTTTTGCGGCTTTTAAATTGTTAACCAAATTTATGGCAGATGCTTTTATGTCACCATTGAAATAAGGATTGTCCTTTATTATTTCATCGCTTAAGTTAAAAACGTAGTTTGATAATTCTTGTTCCGCTCCCGGTATTTCAGCTTTGTATGCCGCTACTAATGCCGCTATTTGATATTTTACATCGGCGGCTCTTTTTGCACCAATATTATCTTTTACCGAGCTTACAATATCTTTTTGAGAATCAATTATTTCGGGGTTATATTCCGAACTAATATTTGTAACCGTTTCTAATCGTACTCTTTCAGCTATGTTTGCCGAAAGTGATTTTGTTACTAAGTCTAATGCTGTTTTTTGTTTTTCTAAATTGTCTAATTCAGATATTTGTTTTGGCAATAAGTCACCGTATTGGCTAATGATTTTTTGACGTGCTTTTTCCCATGCTTCAGTTCCTTGTTTTGTCGCTTTTAATGCCGAAAATAAATCTAACGCCTTATCCGTTTCGTTTTCAATTTCAATACTTGTTCTTTCTAACGCTTTTTCTAAATCTGTTTGGTAAGTCGATAATTTATAAATAGCGAATCCAACCGCCGCTATTGCCGCCGCCGCTAAAACATAAGGGTTTGCTAACATTGAAGCATTTAATGCTTTTTGAGCTTCCGCACTACGCATTTTAGCCGCTATAACTCTCGCTTCTGACGCAACTAAGAAACCATTACTTTCAACTACCAATAAATTAGCCGCTACTTGTAGTTTTTGTTCATATCTCGCTATCATTAAAGCCACTTTATAAGTGCCGTAAACAACAACCAAACCTTTTAATACATCTAATACAGTTTCGTAATTTGAAATAAGACCTGCAAGTCCTGAAATACCGCCGTAAATAATACCTTCATTTGATTTTCCAATCTCATTAAGCATTACTTGCCATTTGTCTGTAAGGTTGCTTACTTGACCTGTTACGCTGGCGTTTTGTTTTTCCATTAAGTTATAAAACTTACCGCCTTCGCCTGCCATAGATTTAAACGCGGCTTCAACAATAGGAAAACCTACCTGACCCGCCGAAACCATGTCTTGTATTTCCGTTTTTGATTTGCCTAAGTTTTTAGCCATTTCATCAACTAACGGAATACCGGCCATTGCAAAATCTCTAAGTTCGCGTGACTGTAATTTTCCCATTACTGCAACTTGTCCGTAGTTTATAGCAACTCTTGAAATAGGAACTGAAACACCCGCCGCAACATCGCCCAAACTTTTCATTGTGGCCATTACGTTTTCAGTTTCAATACCCATCGCCATTAATTGCTTAATGTTGGTGGCTACGTCTGTTAATGTAAAAGGGGTTTTTTGCGCAAATACAACAGCATCGGCCATTAATTTGTCAGCTTTTTCTTTGGAGTTTAGCATTACCTCAAAGGCAATACCTAATTGTTGAAATTGACCGCGCACCTCGATAACCTGACGGCCTAAAGAAACCAATCCTGCACCTCCCGCAACAATACCAAGTGCGCCTGCCATACTTTTCAATTGACTGGCTACTGAATTTGCGGAAGTTCCAATACCGCCAACAAGTCTTGACGCTTCGTTTGCGTCTTTTCTTAAACCGGTATTGTCGATACCAGACACCCATAAAAGAGATCCTATTGTTGTTGGCATTGATTTTCTATTTAGATATTAATGAAGCAAAATCGAGAATACTTCCTTTTTTTGTTTTGTCTTTTTCGGACGTACTTAAGTGATTGTGTTCAATAAGCATTTTTAAAGCTGTATTGTATGGTATGTTTAAACTTTCATCGTAACCAAACCTGAACACCTTTGCGAGTATTGTTAGGACATTGATTGCGTTAAATATTTCTGAGCGGCTATTATCTCCGCTCCCTGATTTCGGCTCACAACTGACCCCGTTATGATAGACATCTGAAAAGCCTTTGTACCCATCCTTGTGAGTATGGCCATCAGAATGATATAAGTATCCCTAAACTCCATTTCTTTTAGCACACTTTCTTCAAGGCCTGTTACCGCTTTTATAATGTGCAAAATTGGGGAAGCGTATTTGTTGAACAGTTCCGGCATATCTTCAAAATTATTATCTTGAGCAGCCTCTCTCATTCCTTTTAAATCATCTTTCGCTATGATTGTTAAATAGGGGTTTATTTCAATCATTTTACCAACTGTCAAAGGTTTGATTTCAACTTTGTGCTTTCCAAATTCGTGAACGTAGGGAATCCTTAAAATGTCATCCGCTTCAAGTTTTAGAAATTCTTCTAATTTCATTGACATATTTTAGGTTTAAATTTTTTAGAAAAAAAGCCGAACATTTGCCCGGCTTTTAGTTTTTAGTCAGTCGTTAGGCTGCTGTTACTTCGCCATCAATACCCCAAGAAGATAGAACGTTACCTGATCCATCAACTGGCGCAAGCACAACTACTTTCAATTTAAGACCCAATAAATCATCTTTTGAAAGTGATCCGCTAATTGAGCCAACAAGTTGACATTTTGGAAATACCAATCCAATAGTGTTTCCTAAACTGTCTTTTGATTGTAATTTCACTGACTTAGTAATTACAGGGATGGTTGTAGGTGCATTCCAGCGGTCTGGAGATGCTGCTGTTCCTGTACCTGCTCCAACACCAGTGGCAATAAATACAACACCAATGGTATTTGATGCCGCTCCAATTAAGGTGAAATCTGTTGTTCCTACTGATTTAATAGTGTAAGCAGTTCCCACAACAAATGCAGTTGCTGTTATTACTGCAGAAGCTACATAAGATCCACCCATAAATGTAGGGAGGTCGGAATATTTTAAACCATACAATTCAAGTGAAAAGTCTTTTGGTTGTTTTCCGTTTAATACTGCATAAGCAGTATCTGACTGATAAATATTTATATCAGTTTGTGTAGGCTCTGCGATGTTAAATGCCGCTGTTGCGTCTTTTACAAGATAAGGTGCAAGCACACTACCCATCGCGCCGTTTGCTCCCACCGCCCCAATAAGGAAGGCGGATAGCCCGGTCATTTCAAATTTATAGCTGTCTGTTGCCATCGTTTAGTTTTTTTTAAGTTAAATTTTATGTTACTGTACAATTAATTCTGATATTCATAAAAGTTTCTTTGTCGGATTCATTCAAAACAGTTCCTGGAGTTGGGTCAATCCAATAATATTTTACCCTTGTTGTTTGTGAATTATACGTTTCAAGTGCTGACATAACCGCATTTTCCAACACCGCTAAACGTGCGCTGTTTACTTGTCCGTTTGCCATTTTTAAAACATAAATGTTCGCGTTTACCATAAATCGGTTCATTCTGTTTGTTCCCCATCTTAAAACATTTCCGTTAGGTATGCAGTTAATTACAAATCTTTCGGTATTGTCTGCTGTTATAGGGCTTGAAAACTTATGAACCGGAACGCCAATTGGCGCTAATATGTCAACAATTAAATTTATTATGTCGGTTGAATTACTCATTATTTAAACATTTGGTAAAACGAGTTCAAAACACTTGATTTGTTTGGAATGGATCCTGTTAAAACATCGTATCCCATCGATTCCACATAATGTCCGTATTTCATACCTGCAGTTACAATTAACACTATTCCGTTTGAATGTTCCGCCACTGCTTCATCTGCCAAATTCATACCCATTGTAACACCCTCATTTGCATCACCAAGTTGTTTGTAATTTCGTTTTAGGATCCTTCCGTTCTTTGCGATTACATAACCAATACTTGATCTTAAGTTCCCTGTTTGATCTAAGTACGTGTTATTTGACCGCGCCCTGTTTACAAATTCCTCTCCCAAATATTCCAACGCTATGATAAACTGTTTTTCATTATTTGCCGCCCAAGCCAACATCTGCTTTTCAATTTGTGCTTCCGTAAATTTTGGCTGCATCATACGGCTAAATAATTATATTCAGTTTCTAAAATAGTGCGCTCAGACCCGAAATGATCTCTAACTGTTCCGCCTTTTACAAAACTTACACCTTGTACAGGCGCTGCAAAAACCACATAAGAAATATTTATTTGGTCACCGCTTGCACCTACAACAAATCTTCCTGAAGCTGTTTGCGCGTCACATATAAATGGTATCCACGTTGCCGTTTGGGCTATTGGATCATTATTTGCATCAACGCCACCTCCTGAAAGAGATAATAAGTGCCAAGTGAAACCAAATCTTACCATTGCACACCGTTTATATTTGCTTTTTCATATTCGATATAGATAATGTCATATTTTTTAAATATGGCTTTAGCATCGTCTATTAAAAGCTTTTTTGCGGATAATGATAATTTCTCGGATGTTCTACCTTGCGAATAATCAGAACTTTTTGCTTTTTCCAACATTCCCCACGCCGACGACACTTCCGTGTTGTCGGTAAGCGTGGGGTTTATGCCTTTATTTTCCAATACCACAGCCCCGAGGACTGCATCAGGATAATAGGCGGTAAATGCTGAAATGTTTGTCATCGTTTATGCGCTTGTTGCGTTAGTTACCAAAATGTTCATTGTGTTGGCTGCATTTATCACAGGGAAAGCATTGAACTCTCCTTCTGTAAATTCGTTGCCGTCATTATCTGAAAATTTAGATAACAAAACATTTAAAGCCGTAGCATAAGATTTCCCTTCTATAGGTCGTCTTTGCTCATTTGCATAAGAATACAATAACTCACCAAAGTTGTCGCTAATCGAGAATGTTACGCGATTATCAGCAAATGGCAATACGGTTGTGTATGTACCGTCTTTTGCTTCAACTTGTACGGGATAGTCGATTATCTCAATTGCTGGCAATCCAACACCTCTAAACAAAGCTGTCACGGTTTCAGGAGCTAAAAGCACGTTTGAAACTTGAGTGAAATTGCCCATTTGGGTTTTAAAACTGTCAATAAATTGAGTTGATCCAACCATAATATCAAAAGTTGCTGAGCTCATTTTGATACTTGAGTATTTTTTTCCTGCTGCAATACCTAATTTAACAACTGCTTTAATGTCGGTAATAGGTTTCATTGTTGCGGCGTTTCCTGTTGACCATACAACTGAAACGTATCTTTTTGTTACGCCCCAATCTAATGCGCTGTTCCAAATAACGCCTTTCGGGTTGTTTGCAGCCGTCAAAGTCATAACACCTGTTGACATTGCTTCCAGCAATAATCTGTCAATGGTTTTGTGTGGTCCTAAAGTTGCACGTTTAACGTCCGGTATTAAATGATCGATTAATGTTGCTACATTAATACCCATTTTACCAACGTTATCCTGCAAGTCCAACAAGTCTCTTACTTGTCTTTTGGTCATTTGATATTTATTACCAAAGGCAGCAAGTTCACCGTTAATTTTTGAGATGGCCGGACGTGTTGCAATAGGTTTGCCAGAACTAAAATCAATAACAGAGGCTGCAGGGCTGTTTTCCATAACGGCTAAAATTCCTTTCCAATCCAAAGACAAAGAGAATCTTTCTGTTAAATATTTATTCCAAATTGGTTGCTCAAATTGCGCAACGGCGTTATCCATCACGAATTGAAATGCTTTACTTTCTGAAAGTAAATTCACTAAAGTTGATTGATATGCCATAATTAAACGAATTGAAATCTTGAGGTTAATGCGGTTTTAACTTCCGCTGAAATAGGATAAGGCAAATTAGCTTCTTGAATTTCAAGAGCCCCAATAACTGCC